GGCATCTTCGATCTCCTCATGCTCCAGCATCCAGTTTTCTTTCCACTCTTTAAAGTCAGCGTTCACTGCCTGCATAGCCTTGGTGTAAAACTCACCAGATATCGACCACCGTTCCACTGCACCATGCAGGTTCAAACCATTAGCCCAGTTGTCCTCGAACTGTGGCGCAGATGCATAGGTTGCCCGATCAGTGCCGTTCAACGTATTCAAATAATACCGACTGACAAACTGACCTCGCTCCTTGATCCTTGCGTCATGCTCCTCATCGCCTGTCTCTGTGTTAGCGACCAGTGAATCCATGTCGTAGAATTCAACCATAGGATTTTCGGGGCTTTCATATGGATTGTAATCACCACCATAAACCAGCATGTCGTTGAGACCATAGCTGTCGTGCCAGTACACCGTCCGAACACACCACTTAACCCCAGACCAATCGTCTGTACCCTTATATAAAAATGCCATTACTTCACCTCCTCAAAAGTTTTAATCATCATCTCCATCCCCCCACATTTCAGTGAAGACACGCTTGTCTTTCAGTTCATCATATGTGGCCTTGGTCACCTCGTAGTGACGGCCAGCCCCATAGGCCATAGTGTCATTCCAGTACATACCTTCACGCAGACCATCAGAGTCATGCTCATCCAGCCCATACCATTCTTTGGCAAGCTGTTCCATAATCTCATCAGGATCACCAGCGGTTGCGAACAGGATGGATTGTTGAACCTCGAACTCACCATATTGCTCGTCAATATTTCCGACATAATATTTCATTGGATATCCCCTCGCTTCAAAGCATTTGTGATTAACTTGTTGGACAACGCATGTCGGTCATCGATCCGCTTGTCCTCTTTTACGGTAAACCATGAAGTTACTTTTTCAGTGCCGTTTACCTCGTTTGTGAAATAATTTGCGACTGGGTCATTCATGTTTTCATCTTCTGCAATTTCACCAAAGCCATCACTCATCGCTCTTCGATAAAGCTCGAACTCTTTGTCAGACATTTGCAGGCTATAGCCATGCTTCAATTTCGTTAGCTTTGCCATATTACTTCGCTCCCTTTTCATCGCGGTCATCGACCCTGAGATCTTGCGCCTTGTCCTCAAGCAGATAGGCAATCTCATTGGCGAATGAATCATCCAATGTTCCATCCCTAAAACACTTAGCCCAATGATCTAGGCTGTCTGCAAAAGCTTCCTTACTCATTACACTTTCTCCCTTGAATAAACGTCAATGCGTCTGAACACTTCTTCGATCACTGAAACCGTAGCGTCAATGCTATCATCATCAGGAATCCATCCGCCCTCGCGTAAACCTTCCATGTCACACAAAAGACACTCTTTCAAATCTTCATTCGTCATATCTTTTAAATAGTTCATCACATCATCTCCTTACCATCTAACCAAATCTGGCTAGTCTGTTGGTCATAACGCTCCGGACAACCGTCCGCAGCCAGATTAAACATCTCATGCGCTCTCTCTTCTGCCTCTTCGACAGAGTCCGCGCAAACATCAACCTGCTTCCAGATCACCGCATTGATTTCCACAACATAGGTTTTCATCCTACTACCCTCCTAATCCAACAGAACCATATAGGCATGCGGCTCGTGCTTCATAAACCAATCGCAACCCTTGCGGACTTCCTTGTATAGCTTGTCCTGCATCTTTGGATCACTGGTCTTTTCAGCCATCAATTGAGCACCCATGATAACGTCATAAACTGCAACCGCATCGGCAGGCAAACCCACTTTCTCGCCACTGAATATGTTTTCACAGACCTCCGGCTCATCGCCCACGATACATTCAAACGGTAATTCTCTACCCAAAAATCCTTGCATTCTTGGTGTGTTTAATGTCGATCCCATTAGCAATACACCTCCTTACCAAATACACCCAACTGGATGATATAATCATAATCGTTAGCATCCAACTGACCCAACTCATCGACAGTCAATGCCAGCCGCTGCCGCTCTGGATCTAGCAAATTAATGCCGTCAACAATCACATCAAAAGCTTTGACCTTCTCGACTTCATCATCGTCATGGTGAATGACGATATCAAAGTTAGAGTCCACAACATCGAACCCAGACTTTAAGACATGACCACCAGTGTGGATGTAATCAATCCAGTGGTTCGATCCACCTTCCAATGAACCAACCCAGATGGCTTCGGCAATCTGCGCCCACTCATCGCGGCTGGGTGTGTACTCAACCATGATAGTCGGATAGAACTTCTTCGGCTTCAGCAACTCCGCGAACGGCTCTGCCAGCATGTCTGCAAAAGCAGTGTTAGTCAGGTTTGGTTTATCGTTAGTCATACTTCTTACTCCCTCGTTTTAATGGCTTGATCATCGCGTTATACAACCAAGCCCGATTGTTAATAGTGATATGCAAGATACGCGCACCCAGTATCGGCTTCCTTAAACCTACTTTATGAATATATGGCGGCTTCGCTTTCATGTCCTTGCCCCTTGATCCTCGAACCTTTGATATATATGATATACTGGTTAGATATATAATCTTATATAAGTCTTATCATACTATATCCAATAGCACAAACAATAAAATGCATGCGAATAAGGATTTTTTTGGGTTGAAGAAAAATAAAATAAAAATTCTGAAAAAGGTGATACAAACGGTACAAGTGATACAACGCTTACTGAGCAACGGTTGTAGCTGTACCACTTCTGTACCACTGTCACACTTTTAACCCTCTTCAAGTCGGACAAGAAAGGTTTTTTGCTTTGAAAAAGAGTGAACCCACAGAAAACACTATTAGGAAAGGCGGTAGACCCGCAGGCTTGACTAATAGACAGAGAGAGTTTGCCAAACATTATATCGATGGCAGATACAGCAATGCTGAATGCGCTAGGAAGGCAGGCTATTCTGCCGACAGCGCGAGGAACCATGCTGCTAAACTTCTTGACGGTAAATCTTTTCCAGAAGTGCCGGAACTTATCAAAGAACTTCGAGAAGAGCGCGAGAGAAAATATGGCGTGACCTTGGTCAACCAACTTAAACGCTTCGATGAATTGTCTCATGCTGCTGAAGATGCTGGTCAGTTTTCTGCCGCCATCAACGCTGAGAAAATTCGCTCTAGTCTGGGTGGCTTGACTATCGACAGACGCGAACAAAACCACGTTCATCAACTCGACAATCTGTCGCGTGAAGATATTGTCGCTCGACTGAGCGCGATCAGGAAGAACTACCCACACGCTTTTGGTGACGATATGAAGAGGGTTGAAGATGCCAAAGACAGAACGATCACTGTGGACGTTATTGAAACAGAACCTGCCAAAGAAAACGCACTTCGAGAGGATTGAAAACCGCACTGGTGAAGGAATGCCGGACGTATACCTATGCATGAACGGTGTGCCAGTATGGTTGGAATTAAAAATAGTTAAAAACAACAGGGTCAGCTTATCTAAATCACAGATAGCTTGGCATTCCTCACATTTTAGATGTAAAGGCGTGAGTTTTTTCTTGCTGCACGACCCCTCGACCAGCGACCTATTTTTATTTGGCGCGGACAAAGCGATCGAGTTGCTAGGTTCGAGGATCGATGACCTGCGGCCTGCGGCCTTGTATATAGGTGATATGCGCGGGTTGATTGAGAGCCTGCGGCCTGCGGCCTGCGCCCTATGGTCTGATGCCATGAGTCGATGACCTGCGGCCTGCGGCCTATGTCCTATGGATATATAAAAAAAGAAATCCCTTGCCAGCTTTGCTGGCAAGGGATCAGGGGAAACCCTAGTATATGAAGCCAGTGTAGACAACGGTATCTTCCTTTAAGAATATCTCGCGGTTCATGTCTTCATAGTCTGATAGTGAATATTCTGCTGGCCTTGTCTTGGTGGCCTTGTTCCGGTGATTAATAACATAGACGGCCTTGGCATTCGGCTTGCGCTTCACTAGGTCGCCTACGTTTAGGTGACGCAGCGCAATTCCTTGCACTGTGTCATTGTCTTCGGTCATGTGTAAATTTAACCCGCTAAATAATCGCATGATTGCCTCTTAGTGTTGATAATAGGTGACGTTTGAAACCTTGCGATCCCAACAAGCGCGACA